GTTATGGTGTTACCGCCAATCCGCCCGGACTGTTGGAAAATGGAGAATACAGCCTCGGAGAGCAGTCGCTCTACGGCGGTGGTGTGGTTGGTAGCCAGTTGACTGGTGGTGTGGATCTCGGTGGTACTGAGCTTCTCAACGCCTCGGCTGGTCCTTATGCCCTTAACCAGGGCTATTCGTCTCCGACTGGTTCTTCGGCTGTCACTTGTACAGTTGTTGCATCCGGTACCGTGGGCGGACGTTGGTACGGTGCTTCCGGCACAAGTCGTACCTTTGCTCAGTCAGAGAATGATGGTGATCGATTGGTTCAGTTCGATCCGACACTGTCCGGCTCTTTTGTTGCTATTGCTCAGATTCCAAAGACTGATATTTCAGTTGACACTGATCAGTGGAACTCCGAAGACTTCATCTCCATTCAGTTGAGTGATGGTGCCGTCGGAACGATGCCCCTCCTTGGTGGTCGTCACATCCGTCGCCTTACGCGCACGGACTTCCGTGATAGCTCTCAGATCCTTGTTGTTCTGCAGCAGAGTGGTTCTATTGCAAATGCAAATACGTCACTCGCCGCGTGCGACACGGCTTCGTATGCCATTACGGATAACTTTAATGCCGCTAACGCTCTCGGTGCCGTCATCGGTGCTACTGAGTGGGGCTTGGAGAACAACCCGAACATTCCCGAGATCGACATCAAGGTCGATTCCGTGGCTGTCACGGCAATCACCAAGAAGCTCAAGGCTAAGTGGACCCCGGAATTGGGACAAGATCTCAATGCCTACCACAACCTTGATGCTGAGGTTGAGCTGACTCAGATTCTGTCTGAGCAGGTTGCTCTTGAAATCGACCGCGAGATCCTTGAGGACCTCGTCCGTGGTGCAAAGGCTGGTACTCGTTACTGGTCCCGTGCTCCGGGTCGCTTCCTTGACCGTGAGTCTGGCCGAGAAATCGGCGTGGGTGTTACCCCGGACTTCACCGGTAATGTGAGTGAGTGGTATGAGACTCTCGTTGAGACTATCAACGATGTGTCTGCACAGATCCACCGTAAGACTCTCCGTGGTGCTGCTAACTTCTGCGTGATTTCACCTGAAGTTGCTAACATCCTTGAGTTCACGGCTGGCTTCCGTGCCAATGTGACTGCCGATAGTGACCGTGGCGACGCGGGTGCTATGAAGGTTGGTTCGCTTTCGAAGAAGTTCGACCTTATTGTCGATCCTTACTTCCCACGTAATCTGGTCCTTGTTGGCCGTCGTGGAAGTAGTTTCCTTGAAAGTGGTTATGTGTACGCACCTTATGTGCCGCTGCAGACCACCCCGACGATCTTCGGTGTTGAAGACTTCGTGCCTCGCAAGGGCGTGATGACTCGATATGCCAAGAAGATGGTTCGTCCTGATATGTATGGACTGGTTATCGTTCGCGATCTAGTTTAGCCATACTTGACGTAAGGTCAAAATAGTTAAAGCCCCGTCTCTTTTGAGGCGGGGCTTTCTATTTAGTAGTAGCTTAATAGAGGTTCTTTTTAATGGCCATTCCAAATTTAAATCCTGCTTCCACAACAAATTCAAATGTTTTAACGGTAACTGGCTCCGCATCCAGCGTCGCCGCAACGTTACCATTTGGGATTTATGCAGGTTCTGATGCGTTCTTATCCGGCGCAGCCGATCAGGTATCTTATACCTACAAAAAGCTCGGCGGTGATGTACTGGATATTGAATTAGCAGAAGGAAATGTGTACGCTGCGTATGAAGAAGCCGTTTTAGAGTACTCTTACATCGTCAATATCCATCAGAGCAAGAATTCGCTCTCCTCTCTGATGGGAGCGACTACAGCTTCTTTTGATCAAGACGGGCAAATTGTAAGCGGGGATAGTTTGGAGGGGGTTAATGTCTCCCTGCGCTACCCGCGCTTTGATTATGGTTTTGCGCGCCGAGTATCGGAAAGAAGTATTACCGAAGTCGGATTGGGAGGCACACTTCCTATCTATTCGGGCTCTTTCTCTAGTGTTTCGGGACAGCAAGATTATGATTTGCAATCTATTTTATCCTCGTCGTCTGCCACCAACACCTCATCTTCATTTTATGGACAAATTGATGATAAACGTGTTGTAATCCGGAAAGTCTTTTATAAGAGCCCACGCGCCATGTGGAGATTTTATGGATATTACGGCGGTTTCTCCGTTGTGGGTAATATGCGCACCTATGGTCAGTACGCCGATGATTCGACCTTCGAGTTGGTACCAACATGGCAGAACAAACTTCAGGCGATGGCGTATGAAGATGCCATCTGGACGCGAACATCTCACTATTCTTATGAAATCAAGAATAACCAGCTGAGACTCTTCCCACGACCCGATACCACCAGTCCTGACAAGTTCTGGGTGGAATTTACTATTGAAAATCAGTTTAATCCGTGGGAAGAAGGAACCGATCAACCGAATTCTGGAATTGAAGGGGTTAATAATATGAATAGTCTCCCCTTCCAGAACCTTCCTTATGAAAATATTAACTCTATTGGTAAACAGTGGATTCGTCGGTTTGCGTTAGCGTTAACAAAAGAGATCTTAGGGCAGGTGCGAGGTAAATTTTCGACAGTTCCTATTCCTGGAGAATCGGTAACATTAAATGCTGCTGATTTGCTCACTCAAGCAAAGTCCGAACAGGATCTTCTTCGAGATGAACTCAAAACTACCCTTGATGAGCTAACCTATAGCGAGATGGCCGCCACAGATTCGACCATGCAAGATTCTACAGGCAAGGTTTTGCAGAATGTGCCAGCCGGCATCTACGTTGGATAACAGGGGGGGATGATCCATGGCTAGAAGCAAGAAAACAGAGGAGCAAATTCGCAACAAAAAGGCTGTCAAGTACGCATCCGTTGGAGATGCTTCGGTAGAGCAGAAACTTCAAGAAATTGAATTCGAAGCGTCTACTTTAGAGACAATTGATCGAGCCTTTTATAAATTTATTGATGAAGAGCTTAATTTATTCGCTACTTCTAACGATGGTTTTAAGAAAGTGCCCGTTTTATGGGTTACAGCCGAAAGAGCCTATCAGATTAAAGCGTGGCAAAACAAAGAAATTCGGGATTTAAGTGAGCAGACTCTTGTATTTCCCCTAATGACAGTGAATCGTGCCACAGTTGTGAAGGATCCTACCCGCAAAGGCACCGTTTGGGCTAATTTGTATCCTACCAAGGGTGCCAAAGGTGGTGTCATTACTGTTGCGCGCAATATAAATCAAAAAAAGACTGCTGAATTTCAAAATGCATATGCTGCTCGGTCATACGGACCAGATAAAAATGTTGCCGGCAAGATGAAAAATACTAACAAGAGAAACATGTCGGTTCAGCGTGTTGTTTATGATTCAATATCAATGCCTATTCCAACTTGGGTTATTGTAAATTATGAAGTCGCCCTGCGCTCCGAGTATCAACAGCAAATGAACGAGATGATGACTCCATTTATTACTATACCGGGAAACTCGCGCACTCCCAAACGCATTACCAGCGAGGGTCATTATTATGAACTTTTTATTGATGGTAATTTTAATAATGCATCGAATGCTGCCACCATTGGCATGGATCAGCGCAACTATGAAAATACTATTAATATTGAAGTGTTAGGATATTTAATCGGCGCAGGCGAAAATGAGGATCAGCCTATTATTGTTAAGCGTGAAAATGCTGTGGAATTTAAGCTTTCGAAAGAAAAGGTAATTTTCGGCGATATACCAGAGACATTGAAGGATGGATTTTATAGAGAATAGATTCTATTGAGCGCCTTCAATACTATTTAATAACGATATCCCAGGTTTAGGAGATAAAAACGAATGTCAGTCAAAAATTTTAGATTTGTATCACCCGGAGTTTTCGTCAATGAGATTGACAACTCACAAGTCCCAGCTTCCCCAGCAGGCATCGGGCCGGTCGTAATTGGGCGCGCCGAAAAAGGACCATCACTGCGTCCAGTAACGGTTAATTCCTTTTCCGAGTTTGTTAATGTTTTTGGTGCACCGTCACCAGGTACTGTTGGCGGTGATGTGTGGCGTAAAGGACAATGGAGCACTTCCGCCCCCACCTATGGAGCATATGCTGCTCAAGCTTACCTTAAAAATAGTTCTCCTCTGACATATATCCGCCTATTGGGCGCGGATGCCGACAGCGCTTCCGGCGCCGGCGTAGCCGGCTGGGACGCGGGCACCAACGGCAAGGCTTGGGGTCTTGTTGTTTTTAGTGGCACTGATGCTCCGTGGCGCAATGGAGCCAGCGGCTCCATCGAAGGGGCTCTCGCGGCCATCTTTTATACCACCGGCGCAAGTACTTATTTGCAGATGTCCGGAGCAATCGCCCGCGGTCCTGGATCTGGCGACGGCTCAATGACCCCGCCGGACGATGGGGGAGGTTGGCTCAGCGGTAACAACCACACCGGCTCCAATGTTGTTGTTAAGGATACGGGCAAGGCATACGAGTTCCGTATGATCATTAATGATTCAGACTACAATAGTTCGAATGTTTCAACAGTCTTCAACTTCGACCCTTCCAGTGCTAAATATATTCGTAAGGTGTTCAATACAACCCCACAGCGAACCAATACTGATATCGTGAGTGATGAACAAAACTACTTCCTTGGTGAAAGTTTTGATCGCCATATGAAATCGGTTATTACGGCAACTGCGGGTAAAACCTTTGCTGCTGTTGTCAATCTTACCAACGCGACTGACGGTGACGCCGACAACTTCCGTGCAGGTGTTCAAAGTTCAGAAACACCTTACATTATTGGTTGCGACACTGCACAACGCTCTAACGGAAGTTCGAACAGTTATGATATTCAGGCAATGCCTGCGCTCTTCCGAGTAATCGGACTCAATGACGCGGGTGATTGGACCAATCGAAACCTGAAAGTTTCAATTCAGGATAT